ATTGATTCATCCCAAAAAATAGATAAAGGATTTGAATCTACAAATAATTCTGATGGATATACAACGGGTGCTTGCCAATCATTGTTTGAATCTAGTGACCATGAATTATATGGTTTAGGTGCTATGAATACATCCTTACCTGAATCATAAGAATAGCCTACCCCTGCATATTGTTTTCTAGCATTGTTGTTATAAGAAGTTTGTTTCCATGCTGAACCACCAGATGAAAAAGGCACTATGCTTTCTACATAGCTTTCTGCTTCTGTTGAGTAGTCTCCACCATTTGCATCAACTTGTTCATTTGATATAGATACAACTCTTAAAACTTCATTACTTGAATTTAATTCTGCAAAGTAAGCCATAGTTAAATGTCCTATTATGCGTCATCTAATATTTCACCAGAAACTACATATTCTAAATCATTGTTAGCTGAACCAACAATTCTTAGTAAATCAGTCTCATCTAAAAATATTTGTGAATTTTTATCTATTACGACTAAGGTTGAATCTGCAGGCACTGCTACAGTCTTAGCTAGATGATAAAAGTTTGAACCATTATCTACACTAACAGAAACACTTACTGTCGCTGAGTTTGTGCCATCTACATTAGCAACTAAGATAGAATTAATCTTTCTTGTTTTATCTGCAGCTACATCAATTATGTCTACATTTGATGTAGTCACTGCACCAGCTATGGTAAAAGGTGTTACTGACGTTACATTTACTAAATTTGGTGTTGCCATATTATTTCTCCTATATTATCCAAATATTAAGGCAAAAGCTACTGCTCTGCCATTTGTTGCAACTCTACTTGAGTTTTCTGTTATATTCCCAGTTACTGATAATGCTTGTGCCATAGCTACATTTTGATTTTCATCTATAGCTATAGCTGGATTACTTCCTACTGTACTGCCTTGTCCAATAATTAAATCGTCAGCACTATCATCTAAACCTATGTAAAAGTCTTGAGCATTGCCATCAAAAACTATTGAAGTATCAACTGCTGCTCCATCTCCTATAACTACTGAGTCATCATCAAGTATTAATATAGGATTTGTCCCTACTGTTGACCCAACTCCCAAAACTAATTTATCTGCTGAGTCATCAAGACCTATGTAAAAATCTTTAGCATTACCATCAAAAATTAAACTAGTATCTTCTGCTCCGCCATCTCCTATAGTTAAACTAGGTGTTGTACCATTTATAACAACTGGACTAGCTATTGAAATACTAGACCCATCTGCTGATAAACTATCTAATGCAATATCACCAACGTTAGTTATATTGGCATCATTAAAAGATGTTGCTCCAAATGTATTAGATGCTGCAGTGGATGTGATTCCTGCTGCTGCTGTTATACCTCCGCCATCAGCTATTGTGATAGCGTTATCTCCATCGGTAAAAGATATATTAGCAGTCTGCACTTCACCACTCACCAATAAATCACCACCCACTGACGCATCATCCGTGACTGTTAAGTCATCACTTACTTTTAAATCTACTGTTGATAAACTAGCAAAAGCATCATTTACTGCTGCACCCGAACCTGCACCATCTAAATAAACTACTTTTACATCACCTGCACCAATAGTTACAGTAGAACCAGAGCCTTGTTTTATTATTATATTTTGACTGCCTGAAGTTGCGTTCTCTATAAAGTGAACTCTTTTTAATGTATTTGGACCTATTGTTATAGTACAAGCACTATCTAGAGTACCTGTATATTTAATATACATAGCTCTAGCCTCATCAGCCGAACCATCAGCTACAGTAGAAGCATGAGTATCTGCATTTGTTGTAATAGCTTCTGTGCCAAAACCTAAACCTTCTCCAACTAATTCTAAATTTGTATTAGTAGAAGTACCCCATGTTCCAGCTTCATCACCTGTAGCTATTTCTTTTAATCTTAAATTGTTTACATATGTTGCCATAAATTTTCCTCGTTATGCCACCTCTTGCCAATTAGGAGTTTGAGATGTATCTATATTAGTATAGTTTGGTGTTTGTGAAGTGCTTACGCTACTCCATACAACAACTCCACCTAGTCCTGATACTATTGCATCTAGAGTTACAGGTGCATTTGCATTTGCTACTGGTGTAACACTTCCTAGTGAAGATGTTAATCCAAACCCTGTTACAGATAGATTGTTGTTAGTAATTAATGATTCTGAGCCTAAAGCAGATGTTCCTACTAATCCTGTGACTGCTACATTAGCTGCTGCACTTACAGATTCATCTCCTAAACCAGATGTGGCTGCAACTGCACTAACACCAGATACAGTGCTAATAGAAACAGTTTCATCACCTAATGCAGTTGTACCAGCAACACCCGTTACTGCAACTGCTATTGGTTCACTCCAAGCACCTTGACCCCAAGTGCCTCGACCCCAACCATTAATTATAGCCATACTTAAGCTATTCTAATTATTGCGTTTGAAGAATCGGCTGCAGGGAACTGTATCGTAAAATCTCCAGCAGTAGATGTTTTATCTCCGCCAAAATCTAGAACACAAACTGCAGGGTCTCCTGAAGCAGTATCATTAAATATTAAACAGCCTCTTGCTGTAACACTTGCATTACTAAATGTTAAATCTGCAAAGTCAGTAAGTGCAGTAGTTCCAGAAGTAGAAGGGTCAACTCTTGTTAGAGATGCTCCTTTAGCTGTATAGTTTGTACCACTAGCTTCATTAGAAGTAGTGTATGCTGTAGTGGATGCGTCTAAACTAGCAGAACTTGTATAAAGTGCTAACTTAAAATCATTGCCACCTGAGTTTTTAAAATTATGTACACCCTCTAAAAGTTCTTTCTTAAATGATGTACACATTGCTTGCGTAATCGCCATTATAATCTCCTTACAATATCAGCCATATCTTTATGACCTTGTTTCTCTAGCAAACCTGCCACAGTTGCTCGATCACTTGATATAGCTTGTTTCATGTATAGTAGAATTAAATTAGTGATAGAGTCTTTAAAAGCCTCTGCTTGTGCTTTAACCATTGGGTCTGCATTATCACTAATTGCAACTAATCGTTCTACTATTCTTTGTGTCCAGTATTCAGGACTTAATCCTTCATTATGTGTAGTCTTAACTCCTACTTCACCTATTCCTGATTTTACATCTACACTAAACATTATGATCTTGGTACTCTATATACATCATCTCTGTAATGATCTATAGTATTTTCTCCCTCACCTAAAGTTTTTAATCTTGCTAATGCTTGTTCATATCTTTTTTCATAAACTTGCATAAGTGCTAAATCTCCTTTCATGTAAACATAAGCTTCTAATATAGAGCCATAAAGTAAAGCATTTTCTGCATTTGTTGATAACCACGTTGTACCACTTTCTGCTCCTGCAGTTATTGAAGTAGGTTTGTAAAAATAGTGTAGTTCAGCTACAAAAGTTGCATTAGGAGTTGGTCCTAGTATAAAAGTTGTATTATCAAATAAAGCATAGTGCTTTGGTACTCCAGTAGTTGAAGCATTAGGATATGCCTCTCTAATAAAGTTAACATCTTTAAATAATAAAAATTCTTGATTATCAGAATTAGTTATAGTCAAAGAAAAGTTATCTAAAAAATCTGATGGTGTATTTAAGTATTTATTACCTGAAGTTACAGTTCCTTCTACATTTTTACGAAAAACAGGTAGCTTTACTGTTTTTAAAATTCTTACCTCAGCTTGTTCTATTATTTTAGGCAAATCAGAAACAAATGTTGTTTCAGTATTTTCTAAATAATTTTGCACTAAACTTTTTAATTCTGCATAAGTCATCCTGTAACCACCTTAACTTTTCCTGTATTTGCCCTAAGAATCATGCCTGTACTTGAAACAGGGTTAAATCCAAAATACGAAGTTGATTCTTTCTCGCCTCCATCTGGTCTAGGATTAAACAAAGCTTCTGGGTCAGAAGTATTTAATCGACCAACTTGGAATTGTGGGTGATCTGGGTCAAAACACTCTGGACATACACGTAAACCATTTCTAGTTTCATCTTCTATTTCATATCTAAGTTCTTTTAGTTTATACGTGAAACCACATCTATCACATTGTCCTAAAGCTTTTCTACCAACTGCGTATGCCATAATTAATAAACTGTTCCACCTGGAACAAACTTGACTGCTGCCCTTTCTCTATCAGACTCAGATACTTCATTCCATAATTCTAGATATCTACCTCTAATCATATTAACTCTATTAAGAGCTTCTGGTTCTTTACAAGCTATGTTGTAAGCCAGTGCATAAGTTAGACAAGGTAAATATTTAGCAGGCACGTCTGCATTATTACTAGCGACATTCCCTGCATCTTCTATTCTTTTAATATAATCATAAACTAAAGTATAAGTTTGAGCACTATCTGGTGTTGCCCATAATACTATATTGATACCACTTGTTCCTTTATCTGCAAAAAACTGTGTAGGCTTATTCCTT